GTGCACGGCTGCTGCTGCTCGTGATTCCCGAATTGCCGGAGTCTCTTTTTTTTCACCACCAAACAGTCCAGAAAATGCGTTGATCATGTTTGCACCTGCAAACACCTTTTTCTCAATGCCGTTCGCCACGGCCTGCAAAATCGGTTGTGCGCTGCCGCGTGCCTTGTCAATAAATGTGCTCACTGCCTTGCCCAGATCCGGCGGTGGTGCGTTTGCAATCTGATCCTCGACGGCCTTCAGCACGTCCGGTTTTTTGCCCGCACCTGCTGCGCCTTCCAACTGCTTCAGCAGCCCGGCCAGACGTGCCTGTGCTTCGCCGAGTGCGGGACTGCCGCCCGGCCTGCCCTGCGCGTTCATTCCTGCGCCCAGTGCGTTGCCGATCATCTTCAGTGGATTGGTGAAATCCAGTGCTTGTTGCGCCGCGGCTGCGGTGCTGGTGATCAGTCGGCCCATCAGCTTCGGCCACTGCTCCTCCAGATACGCCATGCCCACGTCGATTGCTGCCACCAACACGTCCGCAAAAAACTTCGCTTTCTCCGGCATTGCCGCAAACGCCTGAAGGATCTGATTGGCCTTCGTGGCCATCGCCGTCAGGTGTGGCAGAACCATTTCGCCCAACATGCGCCCCAGCGCCTGCACACCCTCAATTAATGAATTCCACTGACCTGTGAACGTCGCATTTGCTTTTTCGAGTGCTCCGTAAAACTTGCCGCCTTCCGCTGTGGCGGAAATCAGTGCCTTCTGCACCATGCCGAAACTGATTTGTCCGGCCTCACGCATCGCCATCAATTCAGCGGTGTTTTTACCTGTCGTTTTCGCCAGCAGTTCGAAAAGGTTGATACCGTTTTCAGCGAACTGATTTTGCTCCTGCGCCATCAGTTTGCCTTTGGCCTGCACGTCCGTGTAAGCCTTGGCGAGAAACCCCAGCTTTTCGGAATTGCCCATTGCCAGATCGCCCAGCAACTGCATTGTGGGAATGATGTCGGTTTCCCCGACTCCTTTCGCCAGCAACATCGTTGCGGCTTCGCCTGCAGACTGCACACTGAACGAAGTCCGTGCCGCGAACTTCTCCAGCTCGCCGAACAACTTCGCGCCCTTGTCCACGTCCATCAGCAACGTTGAAAACGCGGCCCGCGCAACTTCCGCCTCAGCGGCCAGATTCACCACACCCAACGCCATCCCTTTGACCTGCTGAACGGCCCCTGAAAATAGGCTGCTCAACTGCATTCCTGTGAAGGTCTGCAACACGCCATTGGCAAACGATTTTGCCTGCCCCAGTGCAGCGTCCAGCCCCTGTTTCAGGGGTCTGGTATTCGCCCCGATGTTGACGGCCAATGTTCCGAGACTAGCCACGGCGTCGTGCTCCTATTGCCTGCAGTGCCATTGCTGCAACGTCGTGGCTTGCCGGTTTTGCTTCCTGCTGCTCACCACGCCACCACATTACGCTGTTTGGTGTCACGTCTCGACCTCCCAATGCTCCGGCAACCATCGCCGCAAAGATCCCTAAAGCCTCATGTGTGCCTCTGTGACCAATCGGGTCAATTGCGTCCTTCGCCTGCCATTCCTGCCATTGCTGCGGTGTCATGTGATCCAGCATTGCGTCCACGTCCAGCCAGCCCATGACTTCGGCCAGCCGATACGCCGTCAACCTCACTGGATCACGTTTCAGTTTTTTGCTGTGGTCTCGATGTCTGCACTGCTGAATCCTGACAGCCGCTGTGCAGCATTCACGATTCGCTCAACCACGTCCGCTCGCTGTTGTCCGATTGCCTGCACGTCCGCTGTGGTGAACAACGGAACGCCGTCATCGGACTTGCAACACGCAACCACCAGCCGCTCACGGATCTCCAGAACACGCGCGGCCACTGGTCCGGATTTGCCCTGCATGGATTGCTCGAACCGTGTCCGCTCCAGTGCCGTCATGCCCCACACCGGAATCACCACACCCTCGCCGAATTCCGGAACCGGAACGTCCTCCCGTGGAACTGGTAACGGCGTCCGAAATGCTGCCGGGTCAATCACTGTCCTCATCGTCATCCCCCTCTGAGTCGTCTGTTGTTTGCGGCTGATGCAGCTTGAACTGCGCCCGCACCGCCGCGTCAATTTGCGCCTGCGTCATCGCAGCCGCCTTCCTGCATTCGTCATCGAGTGGGACCGCTTCGCCATTGCGAACCAGCGCCACGCAATTCGTCTCCGGGTGCTCCGTCTGGTCAATGACCGTTCCGACCGGGACAAACCGCCGACTGTCAGACTCGACAATCAGCGGGCTTTGCCACGAATCGACCGCACCCAAATCTCTGGTTGTTCTGCACTTCATCAGATCACCTCATCAGCTAGGCAATACAGGGCACCCGTCGGCCTTCAGCGTGATCGAAGATCGCAGCCCGTCGGTTGCGTCGCCGGTGATGTCCACGCCAATCCCAGAACTCACGAACGTCAGTTCCGTGCTCGCGGTGTTGGCGAACTTGACCTTCCAGTTCACGTCGTTCGGTAATCCGTTCGTCGTGAGGTGTGCAGCCACCGCCAGATCGGTGATTGCCTGATGTCCGGCCAATGCCGGATCATACAGCAGATCGAACGTCACGCTCCCGCCTTCGACGTATCCTGTCGGGTCGTATTCAACGCCCGCCGTGCCGTCCAGTGTCCGGCTGTCGTAGGTTTCGGTTTCGATCCCGCTGATGCTGAATCCTGTGACCTGTGCCACCGCCGTGTAGGTGGTGCCGCTGGCCTGTTCAATAATCGTGCCTTTGACTTTCAGCTTTGCCATTTCTCAGTTCTCCTATGGATTGAAAATAATGTCGTAGTCCAACGTAATCGCAAACACCCCGTTGTCGCTGCCGTCTGTTGCAGGCTCGTAGTCGTGGCTTTCGGAATTGAAGATCGTGGCCCCGACCGTGAAACTCCCCGCTGCTCCACTGTAGTCCGTCAGTCGTGCCTTTACAGCGTTTGCGAGTGACTCGGTTTCCGGGAACGTCCGGCCCTTGCAATCCACGTCAATCACGATGCTCCGGAGTGTGCTCGTGGTTGCGTCCAGACTAAGGAATTCTTCGCTGTTTAACTGCGTCAGCACGACATACGGCAACGCCGCTTTTTGCGGTGCTTTGTTGACGTAACATCGGCTGCCGATCAGGTTGCTGATGGCTGCCGTGTTGATCAACAGATTCAGGATTCCGGTAATCACTTGTTTCGGTTCCCCTCAATTGTGATGCCCTCGGAAACGTACACGCGGATAATCTCGCGAATGTTTCCGCTGTACCCAGACAGCGTCACCATGATCGGACGTGCCTGTGCTGGCATACGTCCGCGGTTTGCCTTTTTGCCTCCGGTGTCCAGTCGCACGGATTTGCCTTTCCATCCACCGCGGCCGCGCTTCCCGCCAACACGTCCGCGTTTGGTGCCTGTCATACGGTTCTGCGTGCCGCTGAACCACCAATGCACGTTTGCCTTGTCGATCCCAACGCCTGCCCGCTTGCTGTCCTTGCGTGCCTTCTGAGTGGTTGCAATCTTCTCGCGCAACTGCGATGCCTTCGCCTGCTGTTTGTCCGTCAGTCGCTTTTTCCGCAAGATGTTCGGCCCAACGCCTGCCCCCACTTTGACAGCTCGCCCGCCCGCGTTGTACTTTCGCTTCACGTGCCGCCACGCCACAGCCTTCCGCACGCTCTTGTATCGCGTCGGGATCTCCGATTTGACTTTGTCTCTGCTAAACTTTCCGACCGCCGCCAACGCCTTCGTGGCAACCTTGCCATCAACCGTCGCCAGCATTCGCTGCGCGGCCTTCTGCACCGCCACCATATCCACGTGCGCGGCCAGCAACTGACCATGTCCACTCAACCCGGAAGCGAACTTTGAGAACATCAGGTTGTCCGCCTTCGCGTCTGAATTTCGATGGAATTGTTCGCCAGATCCACGTTGATCACGCTCACGATTTCGTACACCTTGCCATCGGTCAAAATCCGCATGTCCGGCGTTGCGTTCTCCAGCGTCTTTGACCACGGGCAATTGAACACGAAATCAACATCGGATTGGACCTGCGACACACGCCAAAACTCCCGACCGCCACGACTCCGCACTGATGCCCACGCCGTGCAATAGGTGCTCCAATTCGAGTCCGTGTTGCCGTTGATGTGCCCAGCCGCGTCCGCAGTCCCGGCCAATCGCTGAATCGTGATGCGGGTGGTGTAGTGCCTGTGGCTCTTTGCGTCGCACTTCATTGGATCACCGCATGGTACGCCGTCCACTGCAACGAACTGATCAGCCGTCGATACGTCTCCGTGTTGCCCTCGCAGCCGTCCCACATTGCCCTGCAGTATTCCACGATCGCCAGCCTTGCCGCACGCGGTACGCTCGCCGCTGTGCTGCCGTAGCCTGCCACCATTGTCACCTCGACCTTATTCGGTCGATACAGACTGGTGTTTGGCCACTGCTTCGCCTCTTTCAGCCGAATCTCTGGCGGTGTGCTTGTCAGGTTTGCGTAGTAATCGGATGCGGAAAAGGTCTGCAGAACGTCGTCCCGGTCGTAGTATTTGAGGTGCGTGATGGACTGGATCGGTGCCAGTCGAATCTGCACCGGCCCCAGCAGGGTGTTGAAGTCCTCCTGGTACATGACTACGGTTTGCGTGATCAGCTTGCGGTACGTGTCGGCCTCAACCTGCAGGCGTGCTGCCTTCAGCATGTCGTTGATTTCGTCGTCGAAATCGCAGCCCGAAATCCGCAGCCGTGTTTTCAGTTCCTCCAGCGTGATCGGTTCGACTGCCGGACCGCTGGTTGTGGTGAATGTTGGGCTGGCTGGTTGCATTTTTCCGGCTCCTGTCGCGTGCACTCAATCCCGAATCCCTGCCTCACCAGCTCCAACTCAATCCCACGCCCCGGTGCGACGATCGCGCCAACCGGGAACGCCCTCCACTGCCGTGTCAGTGTGATCATTGCAACCCGTTCTCCTTCCGCCATTCATGGACATACTGGTGTTTCGGCTGCATGTTTTGGTCGTAGACAACGCACATTTCTTCAAGGTGTCCGATACTGCAGGACGGGGCAACGTAGATTGTGTTGCCCGCTTCACGCCACACATGCCAGAAATAGATATCATCGTCTAGCCTGTCGTCGTCCCAATCTCCGGCTTTGCCTGGTACGCTCCGGAACCACGGCTTCGGCAACGTCTTGAATTTATCAACTCGAAACAACGTCAGCCCGAAATGTGCCGTCGTCACTTTCAGCGGTCTGCCGTCAATCCTGATTTCGTCGCCTGTCTGGTGGTTGCCTGTCGTCAGCAGCGGAAACAACGCCCCGCGTCTGCATTGCAACGCGGCCAGTGCGTCCGCCTCTGGCGTTTGCGCAAACACATCCATGATGTGCCGCACGTGCTGGGCTGTAAACAGGCTGTCACTGTCAATGCTCAAGATCCAATCGACCCCGCGGTCAATCGCATCTTGAAACATTCTCTGCATACACTGCCCCCAGAAAACACCCTGCGAACAATGCAGGTTGATTCCCAGTGGCTTCAATGCTCCGTCAATGATGTTTCTCGCCGCCACAGCCTCATATCGGGGATGCGTGCAATACGCTGCAACCTTGACGGTCGCCGTTCTCCTGACTGGTGCTGTTTGCGGCTTTTTTGCCACTCTGTTTAGG